AGTCGATTCATATCTAAACTATGTTGTTGAAGAATGGATGAAAGAAAATGAATTAGCAGTTGAAAGAGGTATTCGTACCGAAATCGCTGAAGATTTCATTACTGGACTGAAAGGACTTTTCAAAGAACATTATATAGATGTTCCTGAAGAAAAATATAATGTACTAGATGATTTAACTGGACAAGTTAAAGATTTGGAAGATAAGTTGAACGAACAGATTGAAAAAAATGTTGTTCTTTCAAAAGATGTTTCTGAATCAAATAGAGAAAAACTAATTGCTTCTGTATCTGCTGATTTAGCAGAAACTGAAAAAGAGAAGTTTGGTTCTATGGCTGAGAATGTTGAATATGATAGTGCAGAGAAGTTCCAGGAGAAATTAGAAACTATTAAAGAATCTTATTTCCCTAAAACTAAAATGGATGAAACTGCATCTGGTGATGAAGTTGACTCTGTGGCGGCGAATATACCTGCTGACGCTGGTACATCCGATGCTATGGCTGCATATACGGCCGCTATTTCAAAAGACCTTAACTCTTTAAAAAGTTAAGGGTGATAACAATTAAATAAATAAAAAGGAGAGATAAATGTATCTTACTGAAAATTTACAAGAAAAGTGGCAGCCAGTATTAGAGCATCCAGATTTGCCAAAAATCGAAGATTCTTATAAGCGTGCTGTTACAACTGTTATTCTTGAGAACCAAGAAAAAGCAGTAAGAGAAGATGCTAGTTTCATCGCTGAAGCTGCACCTACCTCTAACACAACTTCTGCATCTAACTGGGATCCAGTACTAATTTCTTTAGTACGAAGAGCGATGCCAAACTTAATTGCGTATGATGTTTGTGGCGTACAACCAATGACTGGACCAACTGGTCTAATCTTTGCTATGCGTTCACGATATAGTACTAATAGTGGTACTGAGGCGTTATATAACGAAGCTAACACAGAATTTTCTTCTGATAATGCTACTACAGATAACCCTACAGCATCTGGTGATGCACAAGCAGGAACTAACCCTGCAATTTTGAACGACAGTCCATCTGCTGGTACTTATACTACTAGTTCTGGTATGACAACTGCTGGTGCAGAAGCTCTAGGTGATGCTTCTACTAACGCATTTGCTCAAATGGCGTTCTCAATTGACAAAGTTACTGTTACTGCTCGTTCAAGAGCTCTAAAAGCAGAGTATACAATGGAACTTGCACAAGACCTTAAAGCGATTCACGGCTTAGATGCTGAAACTGAATTGGCTAATATCTTGTCAAGTGAAATTCTTGCTGAAATCAACCGTGAAGTAGTTCGTTCTATCTATGGCCACGCTAAGTCAGGTGCTCAAGTTAATACTACTACTGCTGGTATCTTCGACCTTGATACAGATTCAAATGGTCGCTGGTCAGTTGAGAAGTTCAAAGGACTTCTTTATCAACTAGAAAGAGATGCTAATGCGATTGGTCAACAAACTCGTAGAGGAAAAGGTAATATAATCATCTGTTCTGCTGATGTGGCTTCTGCCCTTCAAATGGCTGGTGTATTAGATTATGCTCCTGCTCTATCTACTAACTTGAATGTTGATGATACTGGTAATACTTTTGCTGGTGTTCTTAACGGTAAGTTCAAAGTATATGTTGACCCATATTCTGCGAATGTACACGCAAGTCAATTTTATGTTGCTGGTTATAAAGGAACTTCACCTTATGACTCAGGTCTTTTCTACTGCCCATATGTTCCATTACAAATGGTTCGTGCAGTTGGTCAAGATAACTTCCAACCAAAAATTGGTTTCAAGACTCGTTACGGAATGGTTCAAAACCCATTTGCTACAACTCGTGGTACTGGTGTTTTAGATGTTTCTGGCGCAGTTGGAGCTGCAGACCAAAATATGTACTACCGTAGAGTTAAAGTTACAAACATTATGTAATTTTACTTTCTACTTTGTAGATATTTAAAAGACACCTTCGGGTGTCTTTTTTTTGTCTCCTGGAACTCTTATAAATAGTATTATGACTGACACAAACATACAAACTAGACAACCTTCTAAAATGGACTATGCAAGTCCTGTTCAATTTAGGTTCAAAATCGCAAAACTACCGGAAGTAGAATTTTTTATACAAACGGTAAATCTTCCTGGCATTTCTTTAGGTCAAGCGATAGTACCAACTCCTCTTTATAATTATCCAGTTCCTGGAGATGAGATAAGTTTTCAACCTTTAGATATATCATTTCTTGTAGATGAAAATTTGAATAATTATAAAGAACTGCATGATTGGATATCAGGTCTTGGATTTGGCAAATCTCACGAACAGTATGCAGATTTACAGGCAACTTCCGAGGATAGATTTCCTGGTTCATCAAAAGGTTCTCTTGTTGCTGGAGTAGAGATACCAAAACCACTTTCTGAAGGTGGTATATACTCGGACGCTACATTGACAATTCTAAATAGTAAAAATATTGCTAAAACTGAAATAAGATTTCAAAATGTTTTTCCAACATCTATTGGTTCATTATCATATGATGTGAAGGCTGGTGATGTAGACTATTTACAAGCACAGTCGAGTTTTTCTTATATAAACTATGATATAGTACAACTTTCTACTACATAACCCTTGACAAAATCACCGAAAGGTGATATAATAGCTACACTATAAACAACTGGATATACTATGACGCTAGAAGAATTACAACAGTCGGTTGACAGAGATTTAAAAATAGATGACACCGAATTAGATACAGAATCAATAAACATCCCACTGCTTCACAACAAATACCTACAACATTACAATAAGTTTTCTTTATTATTAAAGAAATCAGAGTATGAATATAGGGTTCTTAAAAGACAGAAGTGGGAATACTACACAGGTAAAGCTGATGCTTCAGTATATAAAGAAAAACCATTTGACCTTAAAATATTAAAGGCAGATGTTCACATTTATATGGACGCAGATGAGGAATTGCAACGGGCAGACCAAAAAGAAGTATATCTAAAACAAGTAGTAAGTTATCTTGAACAAGTATTGCGAAGCATAAACACTCGAAATTTCATAATCAAAAACGCTATTGACTGGAAGAAGTTCACTAGCGGGGCGATATAATGGAACATCAATTAATATTTCCAACAAATCTATTTTTAATAGAAGATTTTTACAAGTCTGATATTACATCAATGAAAAAATATATATCCGATTTATGGGTGAAAAGAGATTATGATGATAGATGGCAAACAAAATCTGCTGATTTACACAAGCAAAAGGAGTTTAAAGAATTTGCAGAATTGGTTATATCGACCAGTAAAGAGATATTAGATGAATTAAAATATGATGTTGAAGATATTGTAATAACTGATATGTGGGCAACTGTGCTGAAAAGTGGTGAGAATCATCCTGCTCATACACATTCAAATAATTTTTTAAGTGGAGTATGGTATTTACATTCATATGACCAAGGTTCTAGTATAATGTTTCGAGACCCTCGACCGGCCGCAGATGTTATTTTACCTAAAATAAAAGAATCAATAATAGCAAATGCAAGTTTGTTAAGTTATGCTTCTAAACAAAATAGAGCAATATTTTTTCCATCTTGGTTGCCTCATTATGTTAAACCAAACAAGTCAACGGCTAATCGCATAAGCATAGCCTGGAATATTCAATTGAAAGGACAAGTAGGAGAACACCATGAATTCCAATCAGCAGATTTCTGATTATATCTTTTTCTATCCAGATGTTATGGATAAAAAAACCTGTGAATGGATAATAAATCGTTATGATACAACAGCAAACTGGCAACCATCTACATTTACAACTGCATATAAAAATACTGGAACTTCACGGGTTGCGATGGACGAATATTGGATTAAATCTGATGCGCCGTATCATAAAGAACTTAAAAAATCATTTGAATATTGTGTAAACGACTACACTAGTGTTCACGATAAAATTAAAATCCTAGAATATACTAACTTTAGAATAAATCGTTACGGTGAGGGCGGTTTTATGCAAAGTCATATAGATAACATACATCACAGTCATGGACAGAAACAAGGATATCCACATCTTACATCTTTACTTTTTTTAAATGATGACTATGAGGGCGGTGAGTTTGTTATATGTGGCGACAAGCACATAGAAAAGATACAAGGTTCTGCTATCGTTTTTCCATCTAACTTTATGTACCCACACGAAGTCAAAGAAGTAACAGAAGGAAAAAGGTTTAGTGTTATGACATGGATACTTTAATTATAGAAAAGAAAGATGAGGTGTATCTTACTGTTGAATGTGACCCAAATGTTCAGCGTGAGATTTCAGAATTTTTTACATTCTATGTTCCTGGATATAAATTCATGCCTGCATTTCGCAATAGAATGTGGGATGGTAAGATACGATTATTTTCTCAGAAGTATAAAGAAATCTATTTTGGATTGTTCCCATATATTAAAGCATTCGCAGAAGAGCGTGGATACAATATCGTTTGTGGTAAAGATGTTGAAATAGACAACAAAGTTGATAAAGATATTGTTGAAAAGTTTGCAAACAGTCTAGGTCAATCTTTTAAAGTTAGAGATTATCAAGTAGATGCTATTCACCATAGTTTAAGATTTAATAGAACACTATTATTAAGTCCGACTGCAAGTGGCAAGTCATTTATCATTTATGCACTTATTAGATACTATACTCATTTATTAAAAGATGAACCAAAGAGTAGATGTCTGTTGATTGTGCCGACAACTTCGCTAGTAGAACAAATGTATACTGATTTTAAATCGTATGGTTGGAATGTAGAAAACAATTGTCATAGATTGTATAGTGGGTATTCTAATATTACTGACAAAAAAGTTTTGATTTCAACATGGCAAAGTTTACACAGATTGCCGAAAGAATATTTTGACCAGTTTGGTGTTGTATTTGGTGATGAAGCTCATTTCTTTAAAGCAAAATCATTAACTGAAATAATGACCAAGTTAGTTGATTGTAAATATCGTATCGGATTAACAGGCACATTAGATGGCGCTTTGACTCATAAACTTGTATTAGAAGGATTGTTTGGGGCTGTAAATAAAGTTACATCAACAAAAAAACTTATGGATAAAAAACAATTATCCAATCTTGCTGTTCGTTGTTTAATTTTAAAACACACAGAAGAAAATTCTAAAATAGTTTCAAAAGGAAAGTATCAAGATGAGATTGATTATCTAGTTAGTAGTAAATCAAGACAGACCTTTATTACTAACTTAGCGATTAAACTTAAAGGTAACACTTTAGTTTTGTTTCAGTTAGTAGAGAAACATGGTAAAAATTTATATAAATTAATATATGATAAAGCTGACGAAGATAGAAAAGTTTTTTATATTTTTGGTGGAGTAGAAGCAGAAGAAAGAGAATCAATAAGAGGTATTGTTGAAAAAGAAAGCAATGCTATTATTGTCGCAAGTTATGGAACATTCTCTACTGGTATTAATATTAAAAATTTACATAATATCGTATTTGCAAGTCCATCTAAAAGTAGAATAAGAAATCTCCAATCTATTGGTCGTGGATTAAGATTGGGGGATAATAAAATTAATGCGGCTTTATATGATATAGCAGATGACTTGACATATAAATCAAAAGAAAACTTTACATTAAAGCATTTTCAAGAAAGAATAAACATTTATACAGAAGAAGAATTTGATTACGAAATACACAACATACAGTTGAAGGAATAGATAAATAGTAGTATGGAGACGATAAACGAACCCAATCATCCAACTGATTACAGATTAGTTAAGTTAATGGACGGAAGTATATTAATGGGAACTATTTCTGTTGATGAACAACATATGAGAATTGAAAATCCTTTAGAGCTGACAACAATTCCTCGTATGACGGAGTTTGGTCTGAAAGAAGATACAACACTAGCAAAATGGATTCCGTTTACTAGTGATAAAGAGTTTGTGATTACAAAAGATAAAGTAGTTGTTATATCTTTAGCTACTGTTGAATTAGCACATTTCTATGAGGTTGTGTTAAATAAAATTCAAACTGACACCCTACACACCAGACCCCCTTTAACTCCAGAGGATATTGATAGAATATTAAGTCTTGCTGAGGAAATGGATTCAGAATATATGAGAGATGATGAACCACACGATATGATTGGTGGATATACAATAGAATCAAAGAAACTTCACTAATTTACTTCATCTCTTTAGATAGCTTTATGGTCTCTCACCGCATCTACATATGCGATTATACACTACTTTTTAGAGCCTGTCAAGCGATTATTCCAAATAAATTATTTTTAGCATATGCTTGACAAGCCTTTACAAGTATAGTATAATAAATTAAAGTTTAAAAAATATAATGAAAGGATAACAACATGGCAGAAGAAGAAGAACTAAAACCAAAAGCAAAACCTCATTATGTAGATAATAAGAAGTTTTTGATAGCGATGACTGAATATCGTGAGTTAAGAATTAAGGCTGAAGAAGAAGGTAAGAAACGACCTCAAGTTACTAATTATATCGGCGAATGCTATCTAAAGATTGCAAATCATCTATCATATCGACCTAATTTTATTAACTATACTTATCGAGATGATATGATTTCAGATGGTATAGAGAATTGTTTACAGTATATGGATAATTTTGACCCTGCAAAGAGTAAGAATCCATTTGCATATTTTACACAGATTATATATTATGCATTTATTCGTAGAATTCAGAAAGAGAAAAAGCAACAAGAAGTAAAACAAAAAATGATTGCTAATTTCGGTGAAGAACAAATGATGGACCAATTAGATGGTGATGATACAGTATATCAAAGCCAAATGTTAGAGTTTTTGAGAAGAAACAGTAAAGAAGAAACAGAAGCAGACAAGAAGAAAGAAGTTAAATAATTATATTATAAGGTAGGTATGAAAATAGCATTATTGAATGACACCCACTTCGGTGCCAGGAACGATAGTCTTATTTTTGATGATTTTTTTCACAAGTTTTACAACGAGATATTTTTTCCTTATCTAAAGGAACATAATATTAAAACGCTCATTCATCTAGGCGATGTTGTAGACAGAAGAAAATTTATTAATTTTAGGATTGCACACAACTTTAGACACAAGTTTTTACAACGACTATGGGACGAGAAAATCGACACCCATATCCTTATCGGCAATCACGATATTTATTTCCGCAACACAAACAAAGTAAATGCAATAAAGGAATTATGCACAACTCCTGACGGTATCAATGAGCCGTGGATATATGAAGAAGCTAAGGTTGTTGATTTTGATGGTTTAAGTATATTAATGTTGCCGTGGATAAATCCAGAGAATGAAGCATCATCACTTGAATTGGCAAAAACAGCTGAAGCAGATATCTGTATGGGTCATTTAGATTTGAATAATTTTGCAATGAATGATGCAATGAAGCAGACAAATGGACACGATAAAAGTATTGTTAAAAAATTCGAGAAAGTATATAGCGGACA